ATATCTACTCTGTAAATTGATACTGGTTTAGTCTTTGTTGGCACTTTATCGGCGGGTGTACCCATTATGCGTACCATTTGAGAAGTAGTCATTAGTAGGCGTGCCATCAGTGTTGATCTCTCATACAAATTTCGAGGGAAACAAATTCTACCGTAGATGTCAGTAATAACTTCCCTTAAATATAGTAGCCGCAATTCTTTACGTTTAATAGGCCGCATCTTAATACGCCTTCCCGCCTGCTTTTGCGCGATTTTCTGCTTTGTGATTTGTCATGTCTATCTCCTAGTTAAGTTACTCTCTATCCTCAAGCCACATATATACCAGCTCGATTCCTTTACCATACACGGTTAAATGCTCTTTACCTACTCGCGTATAAATTAAAAGCGGTGGCTTTTCATTAGGATGCCGCATCCGTAGGACTTCATATGCACCTTTGACTGGGCATTCTTTCCAGCCATGTTCCTGCAGCCACATTTTAAATTCCTCTAACTTGTTAATGTGCAACAAGTTACGGCGTCTTCTATTTGCCATGTAGATAGTCATGTTACCACCTCGCCAATCTATATAATGGCGTAGGTTTGCCTCTTATATTTTCTTTACGTATCTCATCGACTTCACCCATATCGATAAGCTCTTTCATTATTTGATTGCGCTCAAATGGCTTAAGCTTTCGCAATTTACTTGTTTGAAATATATCACGTTTGCGTACCCACTTAGTACCAGCCTTTTTAAGCACTTCTAAAATCTTTTTACGTGCAACATCATGCTCATTCTCACCAATATTGTGATCATACAAATTTTCAGTATAGTTACAAGCATTACCTATTAGAACTAGATTGCGATGCATCATTTCTAATGTTATTTCTGGCTGTGCAGGATTTTCTAAAATAGCTTCAATCATCGCATACTTTTTAGCATTAGGCACCTGTCTATTCCAAATGTCCTTATATCTACCTTTGCGTTTTTGATTATATACACTCGCTTGATATGCAAGCTTACGCGCATCCTCAGTAACATTTACCCTTAAAGGGTTATGCACTCGCGCTTGAGGTAATTGTACGAGACTACTAACGATCTCTGTCTGATCTGCTATATGCTTAAGCCTACTAATAAGATCTTCGCTTAAATGTAGTTCTTTACAATTTTCCTGTATGGTTTCAACATAAGGGTCTGCATTAAAAAACATCATGCGCGAAGCATTGCCATGCGTTATAAAACTATTATCAATACCTTTAAGCATCAACTCTGGTGTTGTAGCACTGCTTAATATGACATGCGGTGCATACAATATCTCAGTGGCTTCTTTGGTAATCTGCGTACCAGCTAGAAGGCGCTCAGCAAAGGTAGAATCAGATTTCGTATAAAATTTTAAAAGCAATTCTAAAATGCCACGTTTATGTTCATTGTTCTGTGCTCCTTGCATCATGCCGCCAAACTCATCCTGCACAATTAAGATATCATGCTTACTACCATTCGTACGTAAACGCTTATCAATACCTTGTGCGCTACCTACCTCATCAATAATGCCATGCAGTAATTCAGCCTCTGCTCCCTGTGGCACTGCATTACCAAACATTTCATTTAATACTCTGCCTGGTGTCTGCAACAGCATATCTTTACCGCAGCCAGTTTCACCAATAGCTAGTTGTTGTATATTCATTCTATCGCCTAATATGCTGCGATATTTACCACCGCCTAAATAAGCTATGATACTTCGCGCAGCCAACGCGGCTATCATTATGTTTGGCACCCACCATGTTCCGTGCAGTGCTAAAGTAAGCTCTCCAATTGCAGTATCAGGTGGCGCTAAAATTTCTATGTCTAACTTATCAGCGAGAATTGTATCCTCTAACGCGCTTATGTCTGCAATTTCTATTTCTTCTTGTTCAGCTTCCGTCTTTTCGCGCTGTACTTTAGCTATCGCGCTTGTAATCGCATCCTGCAGATTTCGGTCTCTAAAGTTGTCCCACTTACGCCCGTTGATACCGAACGCTGCAATGCAAGTTGGACGCATTGTGTCAAAGATGTCCTTAGCCGACAAACCTTTATTAGCAAGAGCAAGCGCAGCCGGTACATAATTAGTATGCCCCTCGCCATTAACGAACATTTCAGCGACTGCTGCTTCATAAGTAGTTCCGTCATTAGTCCGCTCCTTTTGATAATGTACGAGATCTTCTTTTTTGACATTCCCTTCTTCTAATTCTTCCGAGGGAGGTAAAGCTATATAATCTGAGCCTTCATAATTGCTGTAAAACTCAAACACGCCATCTTGTGCATACGCTCTCGTAGGTAGATACCAACGTTGAGCCCACACATTCATTTCTTTTACATGTTTGATATTAACGTTAAACGCACTTAACTCATGTAACAGCTTAGAAACTGTCGGCGCGAGACTAGATTTATCTTGCATCGCACACGGTAAAACGACACGGAATTTATTTTTCTTCGGCGGAGCGTGAGAATAAGTAGTATAAACTATGTGCTTGAGTTTGAGTTTGTTTAAGGCTTCATGCACGGCGCGTGGAGATGGAGCATTACCACCATCAGCACCAGCATCCCCATCTAAAACAAGTACAGACGCACTTTTTAGAAATTTGTTCGCACGTATGTAAGAATCTTTATACTTAATGCCGCCGGATGTTTCATACTCCTCAGCTTTAAGCATATCGCCACCACGCACAAAATAGCCTTCATTTTTTGCGCCTGATTTACACTTGTTTAAATGTTCACCTAACTCTTCAAAGCTTAATTCTTGTAATTTAAGGACAGGGTCTTTCGTATGATGCCCAAAAGCAATCTTCATATGACATCCCAAATCTCCCAGCGTTATTGTTAAGCACTTTGGCACCTTGCAGCCGGGAGGATTTAAGCAGGTACCAAAGCAATGCATCAAAATGACTAGCGTCAATAGCTGTGCAGTATAAAGCGCGTGCTTAACTATGCACTAGCGTTGGTACCGCTAGTGTAAAAATGGTGTTAAAAGTAACACCATTAATAAGGCATAAGGCCCAAAAATGACCTCTTTTTGCACTATGCTGGTCCCAGCAGCATTTCTAGCGTTTGGCCCCTTTGGCACTTAAATAGTAAGGCCAAAGAGCCTGGTTCGTCTGGCGCTTGTATTATAGTGCCAAACGCGATTTGTCTGAAAAGGAAGCACTGGTAAACCACTGAAAAGGCACAAAAATCCTGTTCAGGCAACCACTATTTTCTGTCTATTTTTCAGACAACTAAGAGGCCTAAGTCATTGATTTTAAAAGGGAAAGAAATTAGCACTTGACAGAAAAACGACATATATTAGTATCGTGATAACCGCGCAGGAGAGCGCGGGCAAGGAAGCGGACGACGCAGGAGCACAGTCCCGGAAGCACCAAGCCTCGTAGTCAGCTGTGCGCTAAGGTTCTCGTAGGGCTAAAATCCCGTAAAGCGAAGAAAGGCACACTAGGGCGAAAAGCAACTTGCTCTGCTTGATATGAAATTCGAACTAACTCGTAAGCCGTTTAACCGAGTGCATACGCGAAAGCATCATGCAACATTGTAAACGCAGAGGAATGTAACTTGCGGTGGTGTAGCAGACCACGCGAGGGAAATCGAAAATCGAATATGATGGCCGATGAACAGAGCCGAATAAACCAACCACTGAGAATTGTTGCGTGGTTCGGTAGCGTTATAAAGTTAAGTAAGCCGTACATCATTACTATCCCGAGAGCATAGCTACAGAGTGCGCCTTAACTCAACGCCCGTTAGCAACATAAACCCATCGACACACTCATACAAAGCCGCTAGGAGAGAAACAAGCGGAACAGAGTGTGCTTGGCAGTGCGTTCTAATAATAGTGCGCACTGTCTCGCATACTTACTATCAACTGAATAGGAGATACACTAATGTCTACTAAATTAAATGCAGCTACCATGAAAGATATGGAAGAACTCGCACATACTTATTGTAAGTACCACGATATCGACTACAGCGTCGCTAAGGGTACTAACAAAATCGAAGTCTGTGTAGAAACGCGTAGGCAGGCACGTCACGTCAAAGAGTTTATTTGCAAGCGACTCGATGACAAACGTATCAAGCCTGATAATAAGACGATGTTTGAAATTGATCATGATGAAGATGGCTGGTACTACTTAAACATCACCAACGCTTAAGAAGTATGCAGTAATTTAAAAGGGGCCAGCATTTGGCCCCTTTATTTTCCAACAGTAACTAACTGAGGTAACTAAAATGAAAAACGTAGAAGCAATGAGCATCGCAGATATTTTCCATTGGCTAGATAAAACACGAGCTTCAGTACGCAAGGCAATGCAACGTGGCGTATCGCATACATCGCATAGAGCATATGAGTTAAAAGATAGATACGAAGATTTGCGCTCCGTAGCAATTCGGCGCGGTGTATGGAATCGCTACTGCATACACCACGGTTTATCTAATAGCCATGACGCTTATGATTTATGGGCGTAAGGAGTATATGATGAGTAAAGCATTAGAGAATCTCAAACGTAGATATCCTAGCGTTATCGAAAGCATAAGCGATGAGCGCGACACAGGTGATGGCTGGTGGCTTTACTTGCACGCTGGCTATCGTAATGCAGAGGGCGACATACACTTTATACACGAAGACACGGTCGCTGAAGTTTTAAAGATGTTTCGTAAATACGTTAGGACTTGCGATTGCGATAGCTGCAAAGCACGTCTTAAATAACGTCAACTAAACCTAACTGAGGTAAATAACAATGGCTAATTTATCATACAAACGATGGATAGAAATACAGAAGCTGATTGACGCATACTGTTTATACCATAATATAGAGCACACGATAACGGTGCACAGCGGTACAGTCGAGTTTATTAGTGTGCAATTAAAGGCAAAAGGTGTGGCAATGAGCTTACAACGATTCTTGCGCCGCCGAGTTAACCTTAAGCCTGTGCAGGACGGACGCGTGTTCGATGAAATCTATATGGACAGTAGAGATAAAGCGCGTCTAAACATTTTCCGCCAATACAATTAAGGAGACTGACATGAATATGTTTGATTTAATTGCTGAGATGGATATAGCACAACTTAAACGCGTTATGATAGATAGCGGTTATGATATAGAAGCAGACCGTGTATTAAAAATCATAACATCTTATTGGAATGCGGCAACTTGTGTATTCGTAGTAGATGTATCATTTATGCCTAAACCTAATGTAACTAAAACAATACGCGGCAAGGTAATAGTTAAGCATCAAAACGCCGACCCTAGCGCAGACTTAACTGCGGAGATAGAGTAAATTCTTTTTAAACACAAACTAACTGAGGTAACGTACAATGAAAGCACTTCGTAAAATGGGTTATGTAGAACGCTATACTTATATCTGTGAGAAAGCACAAACGGATGCAGGTTTAAGTAATTTAGATCGAGCACGTTTCCACTACTTTAATATTAATGGCATTTATGCGCGGCAGAAAGTATTGGATACTGAGATAGATTTTGCCGCTGACAATAATCTCTGCCGCAATGGAGCTATCTTAGCTTACGGTGGTTTAAGCTACGATTATTTTCACAAACGATTGGATACGCTTATTAATAAAAAGCGTGTCAGCTCAGTGGAAATAAATGTGCTACTTGAAATGTGGTCCAAGCACATTGCAAGCGGTTACGAATTCCTAAGTGAATTTTGCTTAGGAAGTAATATCAACCCTAGTTAATAGGAGGTTACTATGTCTTTAGATTGGAGCAAGGACCCCTTGCACGAGTTACAACAAACACTTCGTCTCGCGCAGCATGTATGGGATAGGCAAGCCTTTATAGGTCATACTGCCGATCGCGAGAAGGAGATTATTGTCTTACTGCACAAATTAGAACGTCAGAGTAAGGACCTACGTACTGAAATAATGTGCAATCATAACTCGCAACTCAACAAACAATAAAGGAGACAGCCCATGTCTATTTATACAATAACTGAGGTATGTATTAACTACGATCCTTCTACTAATGAGTATCGTGTGCCGGGCAGTGATAGGAGCACTGTAGAGCGCGAGGAAGACACTTGTTATTACACGGACGATAGGGATGACGCTATAGGTACCGCACGTTGTATGTATCCAGCAGTAACGTCTATTCGTATTACTAATATCGAAAGCTATGCAGAGGAGAGAGTGCAATGAAAAGTTATAAGAAGATGGAAATATCCGTAACTGACCAAAAAGGTATTCTCTGCCCTTGGTGTCCAGATAATCCGCCTATTGCTAACTGCCAGCATAATCCTTTTGCGTTGATGTCTACAATTAGACGGCAAGAAAAAGAAATGTCTATCCTGTATCGTAAAATTGATTCGCTTCTAGCAGGCAAGCAACGTTATCTATATGGACGCAAGATTGGTTCTAAGCTTAGTGAGCCTTTTATGTGTCTGTTCACAATGGATAATGTTGGCGATATACATACTGCGCAGAGTTTAGGTTATAGCTTCGTGCATATACGCCGCTATTATAAAGATGAGCAGCCTACTCGCATCAAAATTACATTGCGTAGTTTCATTCGCGCAATGATTTCTAGTTATTTAACTGTATGAGGATTTAGCTATGTTGAATGAAAACGCACAAAGAGCGATATTAATTAACTTTACTAACACAATAGCCTTACAAACAATTCCACATGCTCAATGGCAGCAAAAAGAATGGAAGGCATTTAAGGATATTGTCAGTTATTCCGCCCCGATGATAATGGATGTTGCTGTTGAGGGACGCATCGATATTCCTGCGATGCGAGAAGCAATAAAAGATGCACAGAGTAAAGGATTACCTGATAACGCGTTAACGTTGTTAGACACGGCATTGAAGTATAAAAAAGTGCCACTCGATAGCGTACCTAACTATGAGAATAAGGAGTTCAGTGATAAATTTACCGCAGTATGCGCCATGCTATGGGTTGACATGATAGTAGGCAATATTATTTTAAAAGGTAATGTGCCAATGACTAGCGAAGTTTGGCAATCAGTGGATGAAATACTTATTACCTTCCAGGGTTTTGGCGCCGGTACGATAGCAGGTGATATTGTTAGCTTAGACGCTGCAGATTTACCAATGATGCTTCAACTCGTTGAATTAATTGCCAACAATGATTTAATGAGTAACGTATTACGGGACAGAGAAAGCTCTACTGTTCATTAATCAATTTAACTTTTATTAATCGAGGTAATAATCATGTCTATTAAACTTGGAATCTTAGCCACAAAGAACATGCACAAGGCCGTTGAGCTTGCTGATAAACGGACAAAGAAACTGCATATTGCAGGTTTCCCTGCTACTGCAGAAAGCTATGGCATTTATATTGAGGGTCCGAAACATCTTGTAGAAGTTTATTTTAACTTCACAGTTAAAAGGTGGTGGATAGGCCCATCCGGGCATGAGTTTAAACGTGAGCTACCTGAAAATGCATCGCGCAAAGAATTCTTAGATTGCATTCGCGCTTATGCTCATATGCAAGACAATCAATTTACATCCATGAAGGATGCTAAATAATATTCTTTAAATGTTAATTAATGAGGTAGAGTACAATGGCTAGAAAAAGAACAAGAGGTGAGTTTACTAAACCGCAACTTCGCGCGATGCTTGACTATGTAGGTGTTCCTTTTGCACAGCAACCTAAAAACGTTGGCGAGATGCAATTTGTTTTAGATAAGTATAAACAAATTGAGCCTGAACGTTATGATGAAGCGTATGCTGTTATCATTGAGCATCGTATTCCTAGTGCTGAAGCCGCATCGGAAGCAGGTGTGCCTGCCGAAGTGTTTAAAGACTTTAGTAAGTTCTTAGATGAAATGCGCCAGGAGTTTAACGAAAAGACTGCATTGCAAATGGCTACTACTGCCAGCGAAAAGTTGCTTATGATTGATCAAGCGATTACGCGCATGGAAGAGAAGTCCTTAGCAATGGCAAAGGCTGCCATTGATGAGGCTGCCAAACAATTCCGTACAGTGCGCGTCTCGCGAGGTAAAGTAAACGGTAAACCTGTTAAAGGACCTATTCCAAAAGTGTTCGACAGAATAGTGCAGCTCGCTAATCAGCGTAAGAACATTTTAATGGTAGGCCCTACTGGCTGCGGCAAGACGCATTTGGCCGGCATCGTTGCAGAGGCATTAGAGTTAGACTATGCCTCGCAATCCTGCTCTGAGGGCATGAATGAGTCTGCATTAACAGGCTGGTTATTACCGTTAGAAAAGAACGGACAGTTTGTTTATGTCAGCAGCGAGTTTGTTCGTATATACGAAAACGGTGGCGTGTTTCTGTTTGATGAAATAGATGCTAGTGATCCTAATGTGCTAGTGTTTATGAACCAAGCTATTGCACAAGATCATTTCTTCCTACCCCAGCGGCACACTCAGCCTCGTGTGCAGAAGCATAAAGACTTTGTAGCTATTGCTGCCGGCAATACTTTTGGCGCTGGTGCTGACGCTATGTTTGTAGGGCGTAACCAATTGGATGAAGCTACGCTAAACCGCTTTAAAATTGGTACTGTATATATGGACTACGATGAAAACGTAGAGCGCACACTTATTGCCGCACGCAATGAGAAAGTCTACGACTGGTGTCTTGCAATACGCAAAGCAATTGACAGTCACCGCCTACGCCGTAGTATGTCAACGCGCAATATGATTGACGCTGTTGACATGATTGAGGGTGAAGGCTGGAAATTGCAGGAAGTTGCGGAAGGCTACTTTGCAGACTGGTCTCGGGAGGAGTTACAAGTTATTCGCAGTGAATTAATGGAAGCGAATAATAAGGCTGCTGAGACTGTAACTGTAGGAGGGATGCAATAATGGAAACGGTAATGGTAGATGATATAAATCGTATAACATCTGTACACTTTGATAGTATGCACGATTTGTTAGAGTTTAAACCAACGGAATGCAACCGTACCACTTTTGGCTCGCGTATTGATAGCAATACAAAAGGCACTAGCTGGTATGGCCCAGGTAATCACAGTAGCCATGATGTCATTAAACATGCGTATGAAGGCTGGTTAGAAGGTTATGCTGAGTTGTCTAATATGCTTAATAAGCTTGATGCCACTGGTCATGCTAAAGAGGAAATGGCTAAAATATCTAAACGTAGACGCAAGCGTTACAAGTCTAACCAAGGATATGAAGTCGACATACATGCGATTAACCAAGGACGGTTAGATCGTGCATGGACCAATATACGCAGGCAGGTTGTTGACGCAAGACATAAGCTGATAACAGTTATGATTGACGTAGGAGGCACGGCAGGCGAAGATGTTTTTGCCAGTTTGTGGCGTGCTGCCGTAGCCGTAAAATTAACGGATGCGTTGATTAGCGCAGGCAAGAGCGTGCGCATTGTTGTTGGTAGTTATGCAGTCGGCGTATATGACAGTCACCCCGGCTACAGAACAACCACGTCGATTGTTGTTAAGCAATACAATGAGCCTCTTTCCTTAGAACGGCTTGCTGGTATGGCACACTTAGGCTTTCACCGTGTGTTTAATTTCAAAGCTAGAGCTGCACACTATTGGAAATGCTCTTATGGTTATGGCGCTAGTACAAACGGACTTGATAGGAAGGAGAATATTCCACTTCAATTTAGGCAGGACTTAGAGGAGGGCTACACAGAATACGTTTATCTATCACGCTCACGTAACATGGCCTCAGCTCAGCAGAGCATGAAATCTGCACTGCAACAATTACACATGGGAGACGATAATGCACATTCATAATACAAGAGCTCTGCTGATACAGCGCATCTTAGATGGTTTGAAAGACGACTATCTAGATGTGCTTGAAAAGAATGCTGAGAGAGTTAAAAGCTATCCAGTATGGAAAGCAATACAACAACGTCGTAAAAACATCAAACTAGAGAAATTGGGGGTGATTGATAAATCCTATACTGAACCGAAGCTAGCTACATGGATTAGATTAGGCGCACATGTAGGCACCGATGTACTATGTATTGAATCTGTAGGTCGTATGTTAGAAAGTTTTATTTCTAAATATAATGGGGCACAGAACATTGAAACGTTTGACTATGCCCACATACGTTGTAATTCAGTTGACATAACGTCGGGCGATTATAAATGTGAGGCCTTTACAGACATTGGCACTGAAGGCTCTCACTTTGTACGTTTTACCGCAGGATGCGATATAATGGGGCGGCATTACTGGCGTGTCACATTATACTACGCAACAAATCGCATATTCGGTGAAGCTAAATTTGATGACGAGCAACAGGCTATACAAGCCACAATGGAGGTAATCAAAGATGAGTGTCTCGTCTAATGCAACGGGTGTCCAAGCCCTAATAAAACCGATTGTCAGAAAATATCGATTTCAAATCAATAGTGGATGGCAATTAACTATGACGTCAGTAACCAGAGATCTTATTCTTCGTGGGGAGGATAATGATTTCATACGTGCCGTGATTCTTGAGCTCTTTGGACAATATCGAGAGAATCGGCAGATTAATAGAGTTCGACGAACAGTGAGTACCAAACATTGCTAACCGCAGGTGCTTATATTAGAGTCGCTCTACTTGTTGTAACTTTCACAATTAACTTCTAATTAGAGGAATTGACAAAATGGCTGAATCCAAAAAAGAAACCGCAAAAACGGAAGAACTCACTCCTGTACAGATGTGTGAGCGTATGCACGCGAAGGGGATGAATGAAGACGATATTATTGAGGCACTGGCGAAAAACGCAGGTCTCAGTATTATGAAGGCGGTTAGCGCATACAAGAAATTCCAAAAAGAAGCCGGCCTTGTTATGAGCAAGGAAGAACGGACACAGAAGATTACAGATACAATCGCTCCGTTCGTTGATAAGAAAACCAAGACAGTGGACCTGGAAAAAGCACTCGCTGCCGTTGCCGCTGAATTGGATGTTACTGAAAGTTCTGCCAAAGGACACATTCGCCGCTATTGCAAGGCAGAGGGCATTGAAATGCCAACTCGCACTGTAATGAGTGAGGATGATCTGAAACCGTACATCGCATCTGTTGAAAAGGCCAAGAAAGCTGGTGAAAAGAAAGCTGACACTGTCGCTGGTCTGATGAATGGTTTCAAGTTGGACGAAAAGGCAGCGAAACGTATCTACTCCCGTGTATGCAAGCTGAAGGGCCTTACCTCAGCGCGCGCTTCCCTTGATAACGGCCCTGTTATCGAGTTTCTGAAAAAGAACGCTGCGAAATTTACGTCGAAAGACAAGTTCGTCGAAATGATGCAGAAGAATTTCAAGGAAATGGCGCCGAGCACCGCTCGAAGCTATTGGAAGCTGTATCAGTTTACTCTCGAGTTCAATAACGCGAAGTAAAAGCAACCTAGCATCAACTCCTCCTGCATCTGCAGGTACTCGGGGTGACGTTTCGCGTCACCCCTTTTTTTCTGACTGTCAGAAACGCCTGTCCGCTGCACTAGCACGCGCAAGTCCAGCTGCCACAGCATACGCCACAGCACGTAAGCACTAGCACGCATGAGCTAGCTAGCACGTACTAGCGCAAGCTGCCAGGGGCTTGTAATGCGCTGTGGCAGCGACCTCTGGCAGTAGGGCTCATTGGGGCGTGGCACAGCTTGCCACAGCTCCCTGGAGCTAGGACCCGCTGGCAAGCTACGCCAGGCCTCGCTTACGGCGTGCTCCAGGGCTCTCCGAGCGTCTGGCAGCACAGTTCAAAGCACCTAGAATCAATGACTTAGCGATGTCTGAAAAACAGACAATTTTGAGGCCTGCTGCATAGTGCTGAGGCAGTGCATAACACGCACTGACAATTGGCGCTTGCGGTACCAACGCTATGCTGTGCGCTCATGCTTGTTTATAGTATGCGCAACCTAACAAGCTTAATAACAAGGAGCTCACATGATAATCCGTAAACTCTATAAGTTCGAGGCCGCGCATATCGTACGCGATTGCTCCTCGCGACGATGTTCACATTCGATACATGGGCATTCATACTTAGTCGAATTTCTTCTAACAGCACAAAATCTTGATGATGCTGGAATGATTATCGATTTTGGTTTGCTTAAAAGTAATCTTGGCACTTTTGCTGATAGTTTCGATCATGCACTTATGGTTTGGAATGAAGATGAAGTTGCTAAAAAAGTGGCTATGGATTCCAGTGAGCGGGTTGTATACAGTCCATATAACCTAACAGCTGAGAACATGTCAAAGATGTTTTTCATGGGCGCAATGGGCATACTCAACTCCTGTGAGTTTCAACATAACGAAGATAATGTTCAAGTACATTCCGTAATTGTACATGAAACTACCACTGGTTATGCGCAATGCTTTGAGGAAGATATTTCTTTTATGGATATCAAGCGTTGGCAGGAAATTGCTTTTTCTTCCCGTATACGCGATGACTGGAAAGATACTTCACTCGGTCGTTATATACGCCAGGTTGCTGTTACTAATGAAGAGCGTATTCCTCTTATACTTCCAAAAGAGGTATAACATGACAGACATAAACGTACAGCTACCGACTAAACAAGACTTGACGCGCGATGGCGTGAGCAAGCCACTGCGTATCAAAGAAATTTTCTTTAGTATACAAGGTGAAGGTCCTTTTGCTGGTGTGCCTGCCACTTTTATTCGATTAGGTGGTTGCAACTTACGCTGCACATGGTGTGATACTAATTACACTGCTGATCTCGAAGAAATGATGGTTGACGCAATCGTAGTACAAATGCGTTCACCTCTTGTCGTACTAACAGGTGGTGAACCATTTGCGCAGAATATTTCCCCACTTGTTGAAAAGCTGTTAGACGCAGGACATGCTGTTCAGATTGAAACTAACGGCACTTTATCAGTGCCTGCCTTTGCCTGGGATGAAGTTACTGTAGTCGTATCCCCTAAAGTAGGTGGCTTAAGCAAAGCAATTCAACGTCATGCAATTTATTATAAGTATGTCGTTGGCGCTGAAGATGCTAAGAGCGAGGATGGCTTGCCTACCGTTGTTACACAAGAGAAGGCAGGTGTTCCTGCACGTCCTGCCAATGATCACGCAGTTATCTATGTCATGCCTCGTGATGATAAAGATATGGCACGGAACACTGCAAATCAAATCGCAGCGATGCATATAGCGCAGAAACACGGTTATATTCTAAGCCTGCAATTACATAAAATCTTAGGAGCAAGATAATGACTGAAGAAGAGTTTGCAGAGTGGACCACACTCCAAGCCCAATTGAAGGATATTAAAACACGCGAAGCCGTGTTGCGTAAAAAACTTGTCGCTTCGGTAAAAGAAGACAAATATGCTACAGGTACTTTCCATTACAAAATCTTCGGCAAGAAAATAAAAGTCGCGCAACAAGATACAATTAAGCTTGATGACACAATGCTTAAAACATTGTGGGGTGAATTGACTGACGAGGAAAAGGATTGCATCGAGAATGTGCCTAAACTTATTAAGAAAAAATACAACGCATTGCCAAACGATTGTCTCATGAAAATGGAAGTTACTGTACGCAATCTGTCTATGCCTACAGTTACATTAGAATAGCATTTCAACCGGCCCCCTATTCAGCTGGGGGCTTAACTCACAAACGTAAAAGGAGAAATATATGGCCGTGAAATTCACGAACGTGCAAGACGCCATTGATGATAATGGTATTAAAATTTTAGTCCATGGACCTGCAGGTGCAGGCAAGACTAAACTTTGCGCGACTACTGGTGTACCTACACTTATCATTAATGCAGAAGGCGGTTTGTTATCTATTGCTGATGCACCGAGTTATATTAGAGTTGCTACAATCGAAAATATTCACGATTTATATGAAGTCTATAACTTGTTGCTAGCTAATCCTGGCGATTTTGAATGGGTTATGCTTGATTCAATTTCAGAAATTGCTGAAGTTGTCTTAAGTAATGAAAAGGCTATCAGCAAAGACCCAAGGCAGGCATACGGTGAATTACAAGAACAGCTCACCAAGTTGTTAAGAGCTTTCCGTGATTTACCAGACTATAATGTTATGATGACCTGTAAACAGGCTTACACGAAAGATGATTATACAGGTATCACAATGTTTGGCCCATCATTGCCAGGAAGACGCCTACCGCAGGAAATTCCATACTTGTTTGATGAAGTTTTCGCGTTGCGTGCGGAAAAGAATAATGAAGGCGTTATAGTGCGCTCATTACAAACTTTCCGCGATATGCAGTATGACGCAAAGGATAGAAGTGGCGCACTTAATGCTTATGAAGAGCCGAACTTGCAGATTGTTCGCTCTAAAATTCAATCACATGTTAAAGCACGTAAAGAGGAGGCTGAACAAGCTGTAACTAGCAGCGAGAATACTGCTGAATCAGCAGAAGAAGGTAACCAAGAGTAGTATGCTACTCGTTAGTTCTATAAAATTGCCTAACGTTTAATGTACTAGCTCACAAACGTAAAAACTTACTAACGCACAAATGTAAAGGAGAAAGAAATATGGCACAATTACCAGGTGGACAATTTAACGGCCAGAATCAAGCCCCTATGGAAAGCTTTGAGCCGTTGCCTCCAGGCGATTATGTTGCACGCATTGTTGAATCGGAAATGAAACCTACCAAGGATAATACTGGCCAATACCTTAGCCTTATTTTCCAGGTTATGTCCCAAGGTTTTGAGAACCGTAAGATTTTCAACAATCTCAACCTCGTAAATAAAAGCGCGAAAGCTGTCGATATTGCTAACCGCGAGCTCGGTGAAATCTGCCGCGCAGTTGGCAAGCCAGTTATTAACGATTCCCAGGAACTGCATGGTATTCCGATGCTGATCACTGTAAAGATTGAACCAGCAACTGAACGCTATGCCGCGTCCAATTCTATTACCGGTTATAAACCCGCTTCTGGTGTTCCTGTGCCTCAAGCTTCTGCCGCAGGCATGTCAGCCCCTGCGCCACAGGCTGGGCAAGGAGCAGCAGCGCCACAGGCTCCCGCAGAAGAAAAGCCACCTTGGGCTTAAGCGGGTTTATTGTACGCACCTCTTTTTGAGGTGCGTATTCTTTTTCATTAGTTGTCTATGCGGGAGGCAATAATGTCCTTAAAAAGAAAAGAAATGTCTGAGTTGTTAGAATTGCTCGACAATGTTGATGCAGCACAAGCTAGAAAAATTCAATTACGTCTTGTAGAACTTGCGCCCCCTGGTACGGATAATGTAAAAGTCGCAATAAAAGCGTTTGACGCTTTAGACGCGGAAACATTAGATGTGTATCACTTCTTCAAAGAAATTCGCGCACAGTTTAATGATGAAGATTGGGAGGAACTTCTCAATGTCTGATTTAACTGCAATCCTACATACTACATACAATGCTGTTGAAAACAGGCAAATAGTAAAACCTGGCCGTTCATATTTAGGTATGTCAAGCATTGGTAAAGAATGCTCTCGTGCGTTATGGTACCAATGGCGTTGGGCCTATCCCGTTATATTAACGCCACGTTCTCTACGCTTATTTGAGCGTGGAGATATGGAAGAAGAGCGCATTGTCCGCGATTTAAAAAATGCAGGTATCTTTTGTTACCGTGTTGATGAGCAGGGTAATGAGCACGAAATTACTGGCGAGATAGGTGAAGAACAGGAAGAAGTAGCACATTTTACTGGACATTGTTTAGGACATTTAGATGGCCGCGCTAGAAATATTCCAGAAGCGCCTAAAACAGATCATTTATTAGAAATGAAAACGATGGCTGAAAAGTATTTTAAAGCACTTGTTAAGTCAGGTGTACAAGAAACTTTTCCGGAATACTATGCTCAGATGCAGATTTATATGTATTACACTGGTTTGAAAAGGGCTTTATTCGTAGCCACTAATAAGAATACGGAAGAACGTTGGTACGAGCGGGTGCATTATGATCCTGCCGTAGGCAATATGCTTAATCGGAAGATTTTAGATATTTTAACAGCTGAGGAACCACCTAAACGTATTTCAGAAACACCCGACTTCTTTAAATGCCGTTGGTGTGCTGGTCGTGATGTTTGTTTCGGTACTAAAGAGCATCAACATAATTGCCGCACCTGTACAAGAGCAGATCTGCATGATGCAGGTGTTTGGAAGTGTAATGTTAGCGGCACTGACATACCATTAAATATTCAGCGCATTGGATGTGAATCGCATTATAAAACATTGCTATGAAAAATATAAAACTTCGTTGGTATCAGGTAGAAGCTATTGCTGCCTGTATCGATTATTTAGAGGAGAATCCTGGCAAGCATCCTTTAATTGTTTGCCCTACAGGTTCTGGCAAATCCGTAATCATTGCTAAGATTGCGGAGGTAATCGAGCGCATACAAGAGCGCGAACCTGATGCTGTTATCTTAGTGGTTTCCCACGTAAAAGAAATTATCGACCAAGATGCAAAAGCATTAGAAGCACTTTTGCCTGGTAGAGTAGGTGTTTATAGTAGTGGCATGAAGCGCAAAGAGCGCAAGAGTATTACGGTAGCTGGTGTGCAAAGTATTTATCGCAAGCCTTATTTATTCCGTAAAGCCACGCATATTATTGTCGATGAAGCGCATCTTATTCCGCCGGATGGCGAGGGAATGTACCAAACTTTATTCGAAGAGTTATGTAATGCCGTAGTTATTGGCTTAACTGCTACACCATTTAGATTAGGCAGCGGCTATCTTCATACGGGCAACAAACGTTTATTTGATGAGCTTGTATACGAAGTCGACATTGTTAAACTTATTCAGCAAGGTTATCTTAGTCCGTTGCTTACTAAAGGATCTACACAGGAACTAAGTGTGGAAGGTATTACTACGGTAGCTGGTGAGTTTAATACTAAACAGATGGAAGAGACTTTTGATAAGTTTGAAAAGACAAATGCCATCGTTGAAGAAATGGTGCAATATAAAGAAACAAGAAAAAGTTGGCTCGTATTCGCTATTGGTATTAGCCATGCTGAGCATATTGCGGAGGAGTTAAATAAGCACGGTGTAATAGCCAAAGCCGTACACAGTAAACTATCAGGAGAAGTAAGGGATCGCTATGTACGGCAGTTCAAAGCAGGGCACATACAAGCCCTGGTAAGCGTCGCTACACTTACAACTGGCTTTGACCATCCTGCTGTAGACATGATTGCACTCGTACGCCCTACGAACTCTCCAGTGCTCCATGTGCAAATGATTGGGCGAGGTTTGCGCATTGCGGAAGAAAAAGAAAACTGCCTAGTATTAGATTTCGCGGGCAACATTATGCGCCTAGGTCCAATAAATGATGTGCATATTGCTGAGAAAGGCAAAAAGAAAGGCGTTGCACCAATTAAAACTTGTCCTAGTTGTCAAACGCACGTACCAGCATCGGCTAGAGCCTGTTATATATGTGGGCACGAGTTTAAGATAGATACTGAGAAGAAACTTACTACACAGGCACATGAAGTCGAAGCAATTAAAACTAGTAAGGGTCCTAGTAGTGCGTGGCATGATGTTACTCAAGTATTATATACGAAACATTTCGGGGCTAAAGGTACTTCATTAAAAGTGACCTATAGATGTGGTATGCGTATGTTTAATGAGTGGCTAGCTATCGGCAGAGGAGGTAGAGGTGGCTACATGGCTGACCATTGGTGGACTTACCGTTCACGCTTTGCAAAGCATCCGGAGTATTGGCCACCTACAGATGTTGACATTGCTTTAAAACGTATCAAACGAGGAGAATTAAATGAACCTACAAGAATACTTGTTGAAGAGGATGGAAAGTATCCGAGAATCGAACGCAGTGAGTTTGGAGTACCAGAACAGATTGCTGCGAGTGGTTCATGACATGAATGTTTATATTCCTTGCAGTGAATGCGAATACAATATAAACAATACTTGCGATAAGTTCGGCGGTAGTGCATTACCGCCTGAAATTATGGCATTTGGGTGTGGCGAAGGCGAAGAAAGAATTCCGTTTTAGGAATTGACTATAACAGGATGATTTAAAATGGCTATTCAAATAACAAATGAAATGATTGAAGAACGTGCGCAAGAAACTGCGCGTGCATTACGAAATGCAGGTTTAATCGGACGCGTGCGTGAAGTAGGTGGTCATCGTGTTCACAAACTGCCTGCTATATACGGAATACCGCGCGGTGGTATTCCGTGTGCTTATGCGCTTCAAGCCGCTCTTGGTACTGGTATTGTTGTCGATGATATTAAACAAGCAAACATTATCGTCGATGATATTGTTGATAGCGGTTCGACAAGAGACCGCTACTTAGAAATGGCACCATCTGATGCTGTCTTCTGTACATTTTATGATGCAAGTAATCACGATGATTGGTTAGTATTTCCTTGGGAGGGGAATGAACTGCAAAGTGCAGCCGATATTCCTACACGGCTTTTGCAGTATGTTGGGGAGGACGCCAAGCGTGGCGGCTTGGCAGAAACACCTATGCGCTTTCTAAAAGCGTGGAAGCATTTCACAAGTGGCTATGATGCTAACGTTGAAGATGTGCTTAAGGTGTTTGAGGATGGCGCTGAGAAAGTAGATGAGATGGTACTGGTAAAAAATATTCCACTTTACAGCCAGTGCGAGCATCACATGGTTCCTTTCTTTGGTGTCGCGCATATTGCCTACATTCCAAACGGCAAAATTGTAGGTCTATCTAAACTTTCTCGCGTTACTGATATTTATGCTAGACGCTTGCAGGTACAGGAAAGACTTACCAATCAAATTGCTGACGCACTTGAAAAACACTTAAATCCAAAAGGTGTCGCAGTCGTTTTGGAGTGTAGGCATTTATGTATGGAAGCACGTGGTATTTCACAACAAGGCAGCACGACAATCACGTCCGCTATGCGCGGTGTATTCCGTGAAAGTGTGCAAACGCGCAACGAATTTATGGGGTTAATAAAATGAGTCACGTCGTATTATTTAGTGGTGGTATGGATAGTTTTATCGCAGCCCACAAATACCCGGAAGCAACTCTACTGCATGTAGATTTTCGTGAAAAGTACGAAGATAAACAACGCAAGGTGATTGAAAAAATTGCCCCGCGTACAGTAGAGATACTAGAAGGTCTTGATTTAAGCAAGTTTATCGCTGAGGATGGTGTCTATTTACCAGGAAGAAATGTTCTGCTGATTACACTTGCATCGTTGTACGGCAATACGATTGTATTAAGTTCTTCTGCTGGTGCCAAACATCCTGACAAAGATGTTGTTTTTGCGCGCCATATGAGTGATACTCTTAGCTATGCTAAGAACACGGTATCACCTAAAAACGAATCATATACACGTTATGAAGTTATAAGACCGTTTGGTGCTATGACTAAGTATGATATCGTTACGGAATATCTACAGCTTGGTGGTGATGTGCGCGATTTGTACTCGACTTCATCTTGTTATCACCCTACGGAAATAGAGTGCATGAAATGCCGTAGTTGCCTGCGTAGATTAGTTGCTTTTGGTTTGCACGGATTCCGTTTAGATGAAGTGTATATTCACGCGCCGCGTATATCTCAACTACTGCGCGACAATCAATGGAGTGCGAATCCTGTTGAAAACGAACAGGCTATGAAATTGCTAAACAGACTACGCCCATGAACTTGTATCTATCTGGCAGTTTGGTAAAAGGCGACGCTGAAATTATCGAGCGTATATTGCACCTCGACGGGTATAGGCTTTGCACTTATGCCTATCCTAAAGAGGCTGCAATTTATCTCGACATTGCAGACGCATTAGGTATTCGTGCGCACATGATGATGGATAGTGGCGCGTTTACTTCTTGGAATAGTGGCAAGCCTGTGCAGTTGGAAAAGTTATTAGCTTATAATATGGATATTTTAAATCGCTATGGTGATAGGCATGACTTCGTATTTATTTCGTTAGACGTTATGCCTGGAGAAAGAGGGCGTAAGCCTACTGAAGTAGAATTAAAACAAGGCATGAAAAAGTCTTATGAAAACTTTTTAGAATTACAGGCAGCCATACCATGCCCCGTACTGCCTGTTTATCACAGTGGTGAACCTTTGGCTTTGCGTAATATGTATCTCAATAAAACAGATTACATTTGTTTATCTATGAACCAGGGCATGGGTGAAAAATATCGCGTGGAATGGGCTACACGAGTACAAGTGCCTGGCGTTAAGATGCATGGTTTAGCTGCTACGGGTAATCAAATGATACAATACGTTGATTGGTTTAGCGTTGACTCTGCCGCATGGATTATGATGGCTGCTATGGGCACTATTTATTGGCCGACACCGCAGGGATTAACTGCGCTAAGTGTAAGTAATCAATCGCCTAAAAGAAAAGCGTATAACTCGCACGCAACTTCTGTTCCTATGGCAAAAGATGTAGCAGATATTATGGCTTCACGTGGTTATAAGTTAGATGATTTACAGGAACATCATAGGGTCCGAATGTTGTGGAATTTAGAAGCTTGGGCTAATAATAACTGGAAACGCACTCCTGTACAGATGCAAGGACTTTTCGATGATTAGCACTCTAAAATTAATTAAAGGCGCTGTAGCCACTAAGAATTTAGTGCCAGTGTTAACTCATTTGCACATCTATGACAAACGCATACAAGCAACGAATGGTATTGTCAGCATTGATGCACCATTTCCTTACTTTGATGACTTACGCATAACAGTGCCGGCGCAAAAGTTTATTAAAGCTGCTGAGATATGCAAGGGTGAGTTTGATGTAAATATAACAAAGGCAGGCAAGCTTAGTATAAAGAAAAAGAAATTTCGCGCATTGCTACCGTTAAGTGAGAATGAATCATTCCCTTTAATACTGCCTACTATACAAACAACACCTATCAATGTAGATATATTGCCTATACTGCGCCAACTAGAGCCATTTATAAGTGAGGACGCATCACGCCCTTGGTCGCGTTCTATACATTTTAAAGATGGCTACGCATACGCGACAAATAATATTGTTATAGCGAGAGTGCCTGCACAGGGTGTGCCTAACATTACTATTCCAGCTCCAGGCATTGATGAGTTATTGCGCGTAAACTATCCACCAGTTAGCATCGATGTAGCTGAGTACATGCTTATATTTCATTTGCCAGGTAATGCATGGATAGCATCTTCTCTGATAGAAGAAAAATGGCCTGAAGTAGAACATTTAATACCTGAATGCAATCCTGAACCATTGCCAGACAATTTTTTAGAATCTCTGCAAAAGATATTGCCCTTTTGTGAAGACCCTAAATTTCCAGTTATACATTTAGGCGCATTTGGCATGGCTACTGCTGAAGGTGATTCACAAGCTATGCTAGATATAGGTGACTTCCCTGAATGTAAATTTAGGGCTGAACCATTGATGCAAGTCGCAGAGCGTGCATACGCTATCGACTTTTCTAAATACCCAGCGCCCTGTCCTTTTATAGGAGATGATGGATTAGTTGGTGTAGTAGTAGGTATGCGCTGATGCGATTTGACTTACAAGGTTTTTTCTGGGAAGATGAAGCACGCATTGGACGCAGTGGTAAACATCGTGAACGTCCTATGCCCAGCATACCTGATACAGGTTGGGTGCCGCCTAAAGATTTTCCTAACTTAGCTGCTGCCAAAATAATTTCAATTGATACTGAAACATATGATCCTCACTTACGCTCGCATGGTCCAGGATGGGGGCGAGGCGATGGTGAAGTTGTTGGCGTATCTTTATCCGTTGATAGACAGAACAGTTGGTATTTTCCTGTAGGACATACGGTACAAGCTGAACTAAATATGGACCGCGAGAAAGTGATGCACTTCCTACGTGATAATCTATCGGACAGTAGACCTAAAACTGGAGCAAACCTACAGTATGATATTGGATGGTTACAAGAAGAAAAAGTATTCGTTGGTGGTATGCTCTACGATATACAATATGCTGAAGCATTGATAGATGATGTTGCACGCTCTTACGCTTTAGAAACTATTGCGCAGAAGTATTTAGGACGAGGTAAAGAAAGTAGCCAACTTTATAAATGGTCTGCGCTTGCCTACGGTGGCAAAGAAACTGCACATGACCAAGGGCAAAATATTTATCGTTGCCCGCCTTGCTTGGTAGGGCCTTATGCTGAAGCTGATGCATGGGAACCACTAGAGATATTAAAACGGCAGTGGGGAATACTACAATCTTACGGTTTAATTGATCTGTTTAAATTGGAATGCAATCTAATACGCCCATTGATTGGTATGCGTCGTAGAGGAATGCCGGTTAATTTAGAGCAAACTCATATCGTGCGTGACAAATTAGAAGAGATGGAGCGTATTGAACAAGAATCTCTAAATAAAGTAGCTGGCTTTGAAGTAAACGTATACTCAAACGATGACTTGCAAATGCTGTTTGATAAGATGAAAGTGCGTTATCCGAGAACAGCAAAAGGTAACCCTAGTTTTACTGCGCCGTGGTTAGAAGCCAGCCACAGTAAACCTGCCAAGCTTGTTAATAGAGTACGCAAGCTGACAAAAGCACGCGTCGTATTTATCGAGAATGGAATATTAGATAAGCATGTAGATGGAAAAGTACACCCTAGTTTTCATCCTTTGCGTGGTGAAAGTGGAGGCGCAGTATCAGGCAGATTTAGTAGTAGCGACCCTAACGCACAACAAATACCTAGCCGCGATAAAGAATTAGCGCCTATGATACGGGGAATATATATTCCTGAGCCAGGTTTTACCGATTGGCTTAAGATGGATTTATCTCAAATTGAATACAGAATGTTTGCGCATTATAGCCAAGATGATAATTTAATACAGGAATATTCAAAACCTGGTACAGATTATCATCATATTGTTAGTGGCTTCCTTGGGCATAAAGTTCCGCGCCCTATTATTAAAAATTTCAACTTTATGAGTTTGTATGGTGGTGGGCGCAAGAAAACAATTAAGATGATAGGTGATAATCTAAAAAAGGCAGAAATAGAAGAACTCATACTTGCAATGGGCTTAGATGCTAATAATGGTACCATGGCTACAGTATTAGGCTCACATTTTGTAGACTTATACGCTGAACAATTTCCTGCCGCTAAAACTACTATGGACCGTGTTAGTGAAGAAGCGCAGAGCACTGGTGAAGTGCGAACTATCTTAAATCGAAGAAGCACTTTTAACTTATGGGAACCGATTGGTGTGCAAGGAGCTACACCACTTCCGTATAAAGCTGCCGTAGCTACTTATGGAACTTACTTACAACGAGCAGCGACATACAAAGCACTGAACAGAAAGTTACAAGGCTCAGCTGCTGATTTAATGAAAATGGGTATGTGGTTAGCCTATGACGAAGGATTGTTTAACGAAGATAAACTCGGCTTTCCGCATGTTACGGTACACGATGAATTTGATTTTAGTTATCACCCTGATTTAAGGCAGCACTTTATTCGGTTGAAAGAAGTTATAGAGCAGTCTATTTCGTTATTGGTTCCTGTTATTATGGATACTGATCTCGGCCCTGATTGGGGCCATGTGAAAGAATTTGATATTGTTAACAACGTCATGGTAAAGAAAGAGGAAAAGAAATGAATATTCCAACGTTTGATGAATCTGTGCATATCGATATTCCGTTATACATCATAGATAAAAGTGCAGGCGGCCGTATGCGAGTATGGCATATTGCAGCCGATGCCACAGGCTATGTAATAACACACGGTTTATTACATGGTGAAAAACAATCTAAGCGTACCAATGTACTTAGTGGCAAGAGTACTCGTACGATACGCGAACAAATCGAATTAGAAGTTAATTCTAAGGTTAATCGGCAAATAGATAAGGGCTATAGCCGCAGTATGTCTGAGGCGCAGAAAGGCACTACCAACGCATTAGGTCTATTGAAGCCTATGCTTGCCCAGACTTTTGAGAAAGTCAAAAATGTAAATGAAAAAGAAGGGCATGTTCAACGTAAGTATGACGGCCACAGATGCTTGATTACTCGACAGCAGGGTGAAGTAATGGCTTACTCTCGTAACGGAAAACCTATCACCAGTATTCAGCACATTCTTGATGACATTGATATCGCGGAAGGCGAAACTTTAGATGGCGAACTTTATCATCACGGCACGCCACTCCAGACAATTAGCAGTTGGGTTCGTAAAGCTCAAGAATCATCGAAGCTTTTGAAGTATTACAACTATGATATCATTGCTTCTGTTGACTTTGCAGAACGCTTGGAGCTTATGCGTGGGAAAGCACACGGTTCCAATGTAGTAATTGCAGAGACGTGGCTAGCTAGCGATGTACATAGCTTGTATGGACTGCTGGAGCTAGTGCGGGAGCAGGGATATGAGGGTTTAATACTGCGGCAGCCCAATTACAGCTACGAGGACGGTAAGCGTTCTAAGGGCTTGCTAAAGATAAAAGCCTGGTTTGATGATGAATTCAAAATTATCGGAATATCTGAGAGTAAGGATGGCTGGGCAATTCTCGATGTTATCACACATGATGGAAAAGAATTCAGTGTGACAGCGCCAGGAACGGTACAAGAGAAAGAAGATATTCTCGATAATGCGGATGACTATCTTGGCAAATATGTCCAAATTCAATACTCAGGACTTACAAAAGCCGGAGTACCGTTTCACCCTGTAGCTACTTTCTTTCGTAACAAAGGAGAAGAGTAATGTCGAAAGAAGACAGTACCGTAGTGCTTCTTAAGAAGCCTGTACAAATAACCATTTCTTGGAAAACTGAATATGGGAATGTTCAACTAGATCTGGAACCGCCAGAACATTTCGAGACATGGTTTTTCCATGTTACGAAAGAAAATCTAGCACTACTTGAAAATCATAAACTTCTTGTAGAAGATTAAGGAGTGCGCCATGTTTATATTCGATTCACATAAGCAGCTACCTCCATTCAGATATCTAATCGATTTGATTATTTTATCTTGGGTTACTATTGCTGGAATATTCGGTTGTTTCAATGCAGGTAACCACCCATTGATAGAAATGACAGTTTGGTTGTATTGTATAGCTCTAGCAACAGCTTGGTTCGTTGTCATATTTGATGTATATGATATTCTCAAAAACGAGTGTGACTAACCGCGCCTGACGGCTTCAGGTATTTTGAAAAGGAGATGTAAACATGTTGAAGAAAGTAGTTCTTTCCATCATCGTATCAGTACTCATGCTGTTCAATGTAAATGCCTTTGCACTGCCTGCTGGTTGGGGTTTATCCCCCGGAACAGGTACAGCCGCTGGAGCAAGTGGTGTTATGTCCGGTATCCTGTTGCCTGTTGGCTTAGGGGTTGGCCTCGCCTATCTTGCTGGTTCGCGTGATGCCCAAGGTTTGCCCGGTGCCTGCTACAATGAGCCAGATCATTTAGTGAAATGGAAGGATGCGCCTGGCTACTCATTTACAATGGGCGGTTGTGATTACGTTGCCAAGAAAGACCTGGTTACTACGCTAAACTAAGCACTGTTACCCGGTTAAAAACTATAAGGGCTCTCGGGCCCTTATTTTTTAGGAGATAATTATGGAACGTGATTATAATCAACACGAAATCGACTCTATGATAACTGAGCTGCTAACAATTCACTGCGCCAAATTAAAAGAAAGCGAAATCGAAATGTTGCAAGAGTTAACTGGAAGTCACGTAACATTTGAGCAACGCGACATTCTTATCGGTATGTATGATAGAATGGGCGAATCATCTTACTAGGAGGTTATTATGATAACCGTAATACGCACGTTATTAAGTATTATTCTAAAGATTCCAGGATTCTTTTATCCGTTTCTTGTGGTAAAACACAGGCATCGTGCCCGCGCCATTGTGTATAGTTACACTCTGCACAATAAAATCACTGACAGAATGAAACGTCTGTACGAAAGAAATCCTGAGCCATGGGAATATGGATGGGCTTTGTTAAGAGAGAACAATCCTGTTCATGGCAATGAGTTAGACCGTGATGGATGGATAGCATACATACCGAATGTATCTAAATTACAGTTTTGGTGGTGGTTTATTACCGTATGGATGTGGTTTGATGATGACGCTAATGGTGATACGTGTGATTACGGCGGCTACAATCGCCCTGACCATATATCACGCTTGCTTGAAAAGAAAGTAGAGTGGTGGAATGTTTGCGAGCGTATCGCGAAGAAACATTGTACACCTATCAAAGGTATTGTTTTTGGTAATACACTAGACTTAGGCAATATAAGAGGTCCGTACGCGGGTACGGACAACTCTTACTATCAAGGTTGGAATATGTGGGTTTGGAATTGTCGCAATACAACAATGAACCTAAAAATATGGTTTAACTATTAAATTTTAAGCCTGTCCTTTTCTTTACTGCCTGAGCTTGAACCAAACCAAAAGTTCATAATCTGCACCATACCTGCAGAAAGTATTCCTAACAGATACATAAGAATGCTTTTCTGCAGGTCATCCATTTGTATCGTAGTAGTGACAATCTTATACAGTATCATTGAAAAAGCCGCTGTAAAGATAGTAGATAAAACCATCTGTGGAATTAGTGTAGTTTTCATTCCCATTGCACGCGCATTGGCGCGGTCTTCAGCATTTACTTTTTCTAAATCGATATCCAACTCTTTCATGCGTATTTCAAAATCCGCATTCAATTGTTTTAACTTAAGTAAGTTATCAGGGCTCTGCAATGCAGCAGCAATGTCAGCGTCTCGCGCATTCTCATCCCCTAGGAGCGCGTTTCCTAGGAACTTAGTAGCTATGCCTGCAGCAGGCCCTCCTAAAGCTGTGGCAATAGCTGGCGCAACATTTTTGATTACTGGTAAGAGGTCTTTTAAATTCATCGGTGATATTCCTCAATTAGTGCATCAATACGTTTCTGTACAATCTTTTCACATTCAGCAGAACAATTATTGATATAAATCGTTTTTGTTACTGCCTGTTTGGGTGTAGTTGATTGAACTATCTTTTGCGGGTGATAAATCAATTCAGCATAACTTTCGCCAACAGCTTTTAAATCAACATTCTTTTGTTGTATATCAAATGCCTGACTAACGTTCCCGATTGCACTGATTAAAAAACTGATAAAAGCAATAATTAACCCCTTATTATCAAGCGCAAGTTTTATATAATCATAATGATCATGTTTAGAATCGGCCATTGATGCCTACTCCGTATGCTGTAGTATCACTCTCACGGCTTATAGAGCCATTAATAACAACTCTGTCGATACGTTTACCTATACCAAAAGACAAAGCATCACAGGTAATGTTATTGCCGTCAACGTAGGCAGCGCCAGCGGCCCATTGCCAACTATGCGTGCCAAAGTCAAATTGATGTTGCGCAGCAGCAACACCTAAGGCACTTCCTGTGCATGTATTCACCTCGGTAGCGGCTGCCGCTGTAGCTGTAGCAGTATCATAAGGGTAAGGCTGCACATAGACGTTAGTGATATCATTTCCGTTATGTGGAGAATCAGCCCAAACCACTTGCATTATCAATAAACCGACAAGAACGAATAAAGCTGCCCACAAATAAATTCTTACTTTAGGTGACATAACAATTCTCCATAATTAACGTGAAGCGAAAGTTTCATTCGCTATTTTTTGTAACGTTAAAGCTATCAATATACAAGCATCTTCAAAATTGTTTTCAATAACATCTAAATTATCTATAAATTCTGGTTCTATGATTATGCTAGTGCATTTGGTACGGGCTAAAAAATAGTCTGGCCCTTTTGCACGATTCATTTGATACCAGCCTTCTTTTGCTCCTCTATTTGGTGGGAGTAGTTGCCCTAAAGCATTTTGCATGGTCTCAGCAACTTGCAAGCCAATTTTACTGCCAGGGTAGTATAGTGTCTCAGAGCCACGGCCTACATGCACCATTTCGTTATCATCAATAACACCATTAGCATTTAAGTCTTTCCATATCTGCGCGGAATTAAAATGTATCTCTACTGCCAATGTTTGCTTTGGTTGTATGATTGTGTCATTGATAAAGCGTATCTTTTCTTTCAAAGTGCCATTAGGCACACGATTTCCGGGCACGCCTAATAAGTCTGCTATTCTATTAGCCCATTTAGTAGTAAGACTATATTCAGTAACACCATTGAATTCTGCGCCTTGAGCCCGTTGATGATGTCCTGCGCTAATCAATATCATAACTCACCTATTAGGTTATTTTGTTATTATGGACCGATTATTTTAGTCACATCGACAAAAATACTAAGCAACCATGTTGCAAATATACCAACTAACATAATCCCACTTAATGTGTATGTAATTCGATTAGAGAATTTATCAAATTCAGCTTTTGTGACATAATGTTTTTCAATATCTTCATGAATTTTATGTTCGAGCTGATCACGACAACTGGTAATCTTTTTTGGTATAGATTGAACATCATCCCTAATAGCACGTTGAATATTAAATAATTCAGTAAATGTTTTTTCATCACGATCAGCATGGCTCATAAAATCATCACGATGTACGGCAAGCAAAGTCTCAACCCTTGTTTGAGCAATTTGCAATTCATGAAATTCACGTGATACCATTCCAGTGTTATCAGTTTCAACGGTCATTATTGATTCCCTATATTATTATAAACATATTTATGTATTTAGTTCATTTTTTATTGCTGTCTTAAATTGTTCCCAAGTTCTATTAGGAAGCCCGGCTGCACTACGTAAAATGTTAATTTCACTGATAAGCAAATTAACAAAGGCGTGCATTGAACTTGTTTTAAATAATTCACGTTCAATTTCTCTTGAATCCCAATCAAGCATCAATGCATCATAACGTGATTGACTAAGTATTAAACCATTATTGATATCAAAATCAAAAACACAATGTCCAAACTTAGTATGTTTTATTAAATCAATTTCATCTGGCATCAGTTCATGATACCCTTGCCCCGGATTTGTATCAGAGTCAATTACATCATCAATTGAATCATCAGGATTTACTTTTGCATAAATAGCCATAATTAACTTCTCCAAGCTGGGAATATTGTTGTGTCATCCACACGCATCCTGAAATCTGAAACTGTTGTTGTCACAGTTCCTGCTGATGACCATGCATAGAGTTGAATCAAATCACCGATTAGCATTCCAGAGATATCTTCTGAGTAAGAACCACCGGTACCTGATCTTGTTGTACCAACAGCAACACCATTCCTATACACCCTAGCATAACCAGTACCAATACCACTTTTTGTAAATGTAAAATAGGTATTGATAACACCATTGGCAGGACAGAATAATTCTTTTAATTTTGTAGGTGAAGTTGCTACTGTGCTTTCTCCTGCAGTTGATAAGGCAATAGCATTGCTACCTGCCACAAAAGCAGGCAATTTGGCTTGTGTTAAGATATTATCAGATAGTGCAGCAGCTAAAATGCTTGGCGCACCAGATAGCCCTTGTGCCAATGCAGTAAAATTATCACGATAAGCTGTCATCAAGCCGGTTGTTAACGGGCTATCTGGATCAATATCACTATCTGGAATTGTTGTCCAAACCATTTTTAAATCCTCTTAACTACGATAACAAGGGAGTACAGTTGTATCATCAATGCGCCAACCTGCATCTGTAATATCAGTTACGACACCTGATGCACTTCCCCAAATATAAAATTGTAAATAATCACCAGCAGCAAATGTTAATGTTTCTGCATATGTACCATTAGCACTTCTCAATGTGCCAAATGCTGCACCATTTTTATAAACCCTTCCATATGGGGAACCAGTGCCAGCAGATTTTACCATAGTAAATACAGTTGAAATTGTACCGGCACACGGTATGAAAAATTCTTTTAATTTTGTTGGTGTTGTCCCTGTAGCTTGTTCCAAAGAAAAATCGAATGAAAATGCTGGATAATTTGTAGTTGCGGCAACAAACGCTGGCAAATGTCTGTGTTCAACAATACCATCAACCAATGCTGCCGTTAAGATGGCAGGTGCGCCTGAATCGCCATTAGCCATAGCTGCGAAGTTATCGCGGTAGGCAGTCATCAGCGCAGACGTTACAGGACTATCTGGGTCTATATCGCTATCAGGTATTGTTGTCCAAACCACTTTTAATCCTCAACAATAGAAATATTTGTGCAACGTCTAGTCATTGGATAAGCACATCGTACCATATATTTCTCATGCCAATGAATAGGCCGTAAACCAATTTCTTTTCCAGTTACTCTTTCACGAATTGGCATCTCAGTTGCATCAGTCAGCATGGCAATACCTGCGTAAAAGTCGCAGTTCATACAACCTACCTTTACATATCTCTGCTGAAATTGTTTTATCGGACAGGATACGGTTACCGTTGCAGGTATAATGTGTTCAATATGTGACAGTGCCTTCTGTTGTTCCATTATTTTATCTATTTCGCTCATGGATGGTCTCCTGTTAAGCAATTAAGTGACCTAAGTCACCATTTGTATAGTAGCCTGTGTTATCACAGATATAACCATACGCGTTTTGATTTGCTTCTGTTTCAGATAAGTAATCGCCTAATGTATTCGGCGCAACAAAAGCGTATCTATAAATCAAGTAATCCCAAGTTTCGCCTTCAAGGTATACCAATTGTTTTGCATGATCTTCACTTGCTTTTATAATCTGCATCTTCTGCAGTTTATGTGCTCCAGTTTTATCTTGAAAAGCAAATGAATCTAATATAGCTGTTGCTCCAGTCCAAAAACTTGAATCCTTACTGTCAATTTTAAATTTAGCTATGCTTGGGGTTCCAGAATAACGCGCCAGCAAACGTCCTGCAAGTGTTATAATTAAGCCTGCGTTTGCCCCAGTAAGCCAATTGGCATAGATAATTCTAGCGGCAACTTCTCCTTCAGCATTCGAATTTTCTGAATCGGTATCAATTTGAATTTTCGTTCTATTGTAGTTAGATTGTTTATCATTATCTTTTGTGATATCAATCTGATCGTAATGTACGATAACACGTGAAATCTTAGCATTGATATTATCTGCCGTTTCAATTGTGTTAGCAATGATATTAGATTCATCTGTTAGATATACAGGAGTTTCATTTTTGATAGCCGGAGCGATAGCTTTTAATTTAACCTTTTGTTCTTTTTCATTAAACCATAAATAAACAAGATTTTGTTCACACACTTGTTTCAATAATGTTTGTATACCAGTAGATTCAGTTACCGTGTGAGTTAAATCATTGCCGCTTAACCAGTTAGCCTTTTCAGTATCCCATTCATCAGCACCACTATAAGGTAGAAATCTTGCGTCGATACCTGCACCAGTGTTTAATAAGTAATAGATAATGTCTACTACATTTACGTTCTCAAAATGCAGACATTGTTGCACCGAATCATCTATGCTGGCATTAGCGTCAGTAGAACCAAACCACCCTCCGGTTACACCAGTTAACGTATCAGTTGAAACTCCAGTGTACCGCAATACGTTATCGCCTACCCGCACATAGCCCGGGACAGAGCCGCTGATAGCCGTTCCTGTATAAGGGTCATTAGTATAGTCAGCGCCTTCTCCAGTCTGTAGGACGAGTGTGGTAGAGCTTCCTGCTGTATATGTCGCTGATAGAGTTCCTGTGCTTACGATAGGTAGTAAAGCCTTCTTATCATCTGCTAATTTTAGAATATCCTTACCAGTAATGGTAATGTCTCTATTAGGACTGCGCTGAAAAGAATCACAGATGTACAGTCTTTCATCGAAGTCAGCCCAATTAAATGCGGCAGCCTGAAGATATCCTTGACGAATAACTATATCACGCCCTTTATAATAGGGATCACGCGCCTTTAATTTTCCAAAGAAAGTTCCTTGCGTTTCTGGATCATATGTTCTTCCTTTAACATAAGGGTCTGTATCTATATCATCGTCTGTAAAATCAAATATAGAAAAATCTACGACACCGCGCCTGCCTAAGGAACCTTTTGTATCTATCATGCATGGTGTAAATGTAATACGGCTATTAAGGCAAGGATAGCCCTTAACTCCCTTTGGCCAATTACTTACATGATTATAAAAACGTATGCTTCTAATAATCTTTAAATAATCAGCAGGAACTTCACAATCCTTATAACAGTTATAGCATTCAGTTCCTATAATTCCAGTTTGTGCAGTACCATCAACTTTATAATATAAACCTAATTTAGTTCCTAAATTAAGTTGCGCGCCCCAAAGGTTGAAAGAATATGTACCTGTTCCAGATGGTCTATATATATGAATCCCACAACCACCGCTAGTAGCATGGCCAACAAATTCATATTGAATTGTCACGGCTTTATGATTTCTAGTGATATGATTCCAACCTGAATCAAGAGAATCCCAATCAACAAGGTATCTACCATAAAGGCCACCAGTTGGATTGCTGAAACTAAGTGTGCCGCCAGCTGCCCCACTAACTTTTTCTAACCATATTGCAGGAGAATAACTAAGCCCCGGCGTTGTTAATATTGTCCTATTCTGATAAATATCGCCTATAGTAGTATCATCAATGCCTGAAATTAAATCTGCTGTTAAAGTACCATCCGGCGCTATTGCATTATCTGGCGTTACAACACAAGTTCCTCTAGTAACCCAACCAGTATCAAAAGTTTCAGTTCTTAGCATTAAATTCGCTTTCGCATTAACCGCACTGCAACCGGCTGTGGCGCTGGCCGTTGTTGTTTTTACATAGTGACCGGGCTTGTTACCCTGTACAAACTGCGCGCCCCATAGATAGATACCGCTAACACCATCTGCGATAAAATTTGCAGTTGTTCCGTTATGGGTGTAATTCATAAACTGATACGCCCCTGTAACACTCGCCATAATAGTTACAGAAAGCCGCCACCACCCGTTAGAGATAAATTCAATTGTATGTGAGACATAATCGCTCCCGCCTGTAGTTATCAAAGAACCGCTATCAAGGTTAAAATAAACTACTGCCGACCCGCCAGCATTCCATACATAAATTCCAGCATGATAACCATTACTTTTGAAATAAGTGGATGCCGTATAAATGCTTCCTGCTGATATGGAAAGAATGTCATCTTTGAGTCTGTGTTGTGCCGCTGAAGCTGTAACATTAGGCGTTGCTAGATCGGCTGTCAGGGTTCCATCTGGAGCTATGGTTGCATTTGCCGTTATTGTTATATCGTTTTTCGACCATGCTGCGTTGTCAAACTGTTCAGAATAGACCTGTAGATTAGTATAACTCTTG